GTAACCCACACTTACATGGTGCTAGTGTTCAAGTTAAGACTACTAACATCAGAGTGGTATGTAATAATACTTTAACTGCTTCTTTAGATGCAGCTTCTGATGTAGATGTTAAGTTTACTCATAGAACTGCTTTTGATCCTGAAGTAGCTAAACAAGCTGTCTTTGTTGCTAAAGAAAGATTGCAAGAGTTTAAAACTTATGCTGAGTTCTTAGGATCCAAAAGATATACTGAACTTAAAGTTAAGGCTTTCTTACAAGAAGTATTTAAGAACCATGGTACTGGTAAGAGAGTTGGTAAGACTGCTGAAGCTGCTTTCGAAGTTCTTGAGACTCAACCTGGTGCTGGTATTAGACCTGGTACTTGGTGGAATGCTCTTAACGCTGTAACATTTATGACTGATCATAAACTTGGTAAGTCTACTGATGCTAGATTAGCTTCAGCTTGGTATGGGGCAAACGCAAGGGTTAAAGACAAAGCTGTCAAGAAAGTTCTTGAATATGCAGAAGCTGCTTAATAGCTTTTCAATAAATAGGGATGCAGGAGGTAGCATCCCTATGATTGATCCATTAGATGAAACTATAGCTTCTTTAAGAAGAAGAATAGAACAGTTTAAAAAAGAACATCCTGAATTGTATAAGAGTGAGAGCAATGAGCGAGAAAGAAATACATATAGTTCGAAAGCCACAGAACTTAAGAAATCATTATTATCCAAGACACAGAGTACTAAAATATAAAAGTCCTGTTGTTGCTTGGACTTCAGAAAAAATTTATTTGAAAGATCAGAATAATGAGACTGTAGAAGGCATTCGTCTTCAACCTTTAGATAAAAGATTTAGAGTAAATGCCTTTACAGGTGAACTTATTTCTTCAACCAAGAAGGATTGAATACTACAGCTTCTTTAACATGCTTTTGATACTTCATTCTTTCAGCTTCAGGTAATGGAATTAAACCTTTTGGAACAAGGTATCCATCTTCACTTGCTGCTTTAGCTGAAATAAATTCATTTGCATATTCCATAATTCCTGGAATAACTGATGCATGTGTTAACTTAATATAGAACCATAAAGATCTTGATACAGGATATTCTCCTGAACTTATTTTGTCCATTTCTGGCATTACACCATTAACAGAAGATGCTTTAACTTTGTCTCTATTCTGATCTAAAAATGAATATCCAAACACTCCTAACATATCTGAATTAGTAGCTAGTTTTTCTATAATTAAGTTATCATTTTCTCCTGCTTCTATATAAGGACCATCTTCCCTAATAGATCTGCATTCGGCTTTGTATAGCTTCTTATTTTCTTTTTTAAGAGCCTTTCTACCAGGAAAAGTCTTACAACCTCTTTCTATACCTAACTCATTGAATGCATCTCTTGTACCAGATGTTGGTGGTGGACCTAAAACAAGTATCGGTAGATCTGGTAAATTAGGATTAACTTCTTTCCATGTTTTATATGGATTAGGTTTAACCGTTTTACCTTCTGGATCTGCCGGTACAAGTTTAGCAAGTGCTAAGTAGATATCCTTTAACGACAATACGAATTCAGGTCCACTTTTTGAATTAGCAATTGCTATTCCATCATACCCTACTTTTACTTCTGTAATATCTTTGATACCGTTTTTAGCACATTTAGAAACTTCTTTACTTTTAATTCTTCTTGATGCGTTTGTTATATCTGGATGTTTTGTTCCCATACCAGCACAGAATAATTTTAATCCTCCACCGGATCCTGTTGACTCTATAACAGGAGTTTTGAAACCACTTGTTTTACCAAATCGTTCAGCTACTACTGTTGCAAATGGATAGACAGTTGAACTTCCAACTATCTTAACTTGATCTCTTGCAAATACTGAACCTGCAAAGAGTATTGTAAATAAAAATAATATTTTCTTCATATACCTTCCTTTAAATGATTATTTATTTTAGTGCTTCGTGATGGTCATAAAACCTTCATATTTCTCTTGACGTTTATGAAGTTCTTTCATAACCTTCTTCCAATATGTTCTCATATCATCATCCTTCGTTAATGAATGAGCTCTTATTGCATTGTTGATTAATCTTGTATAATGATTATGCCCCAGCGTTTGCAATCTGGTGTGCGATAGTTTGTTCTTCAAAATGTGCATGATATTCCTCTACTTTAGATAATAGTTGTGGTACATATGGATAAATTGTATCTTCAAATACAATAGGTTCATTATTTTCTACAGCCATACAAATAACTATATTTGGTATGTGATAAGTTGTAACATATTCAAACATTAAACTATATGCTGTTGCTTGTATAAAATAATCTTGGATCCATTCTTTCTTCTTAGGTTTAGAACTTGTTTTGAAATCTACTATTGCATCCTTACCATTCCATTTACATACACAGTCAACTCTACCAGCTGCTCTTAACTTATCACTATATAATGGAACTTCTTGATGATATACTAATTCAACATTCTTATCTAATATAGGTTTGATTGTTCTAAACAAATTAAGATTACTTGGCATATGTTTAAGTGTATACTCTTTATTGTTTAGATAGTCTTCACATATCTGATGAACGGCTGTGCCTCTTCTACTACTTTGTGTAGATATCTTATTGGCTTCTTCTTCTCCAACTCTTTGTCTCCATTCTTTTAAACTATCTTTTTTAAACCATCCAAGTATTGATGTTATACTAGGTAGATGTACACCGGAAGGAGACTCATACATTCTCCTCCCGTCTACATTTTTATAAGGAAGTTTTTTGAAGTCAAATAGTTTTTTATGTTTAAACGATCCCATAATTTAATTTACTTATAATATATTCTTTTACAAATGAACTTCTAACAATATCATCTTGCTCAAATTCTATACCACTCATACCTTTCATTGTTTTAATCACTTGCATAAACCTTCTTAATCCACTTCTGTCTTCTTCTTTTTGTAAATCACTTTGTCTAAAGTCTCCACAAAATATTATTCTACAGTTTCTACCAAGCCTTGTTATAATAGTATCCAATTCATGGAATGTCATATTCTGACATTCGTCTACTAATACTACATTATTTTCAATTGTATGTCCACGAATAAATGAAGTACTTGTAAATTTTATTTTATTTTTCAGCTTCAATAACTCGTATGCATCTCCTCTTCCAAATAATTCATTACATATACTATAATAAGGTCCTTCATATACTTTACTTTTCTGTGCTTGATTGCCAGGTAGAAAGCCCATATCCCTTGTAGGAACAACGCTTCTTATAATCGTAAGCTGATCATATGTCCCTTCTAGTATTTGTTCTAATGCAAGATAAATTGATAGGAATGTTTTTCCTGTTCCTGCTACACCATGACATAATAAATTTTGTCCTCTTTTATATTCGTTCCATACTCGAGATTGGTTTCTCGTTTTTGGTTGAATGTTCTTTAGTTGTAATGAATGGTTTTGGTGATGATGAATCTTTGCTTGTTTTTTTAATAGTTTCCTCTCTCTTCTTGATAGTTGATGATTGAAATTTTGACTATACGCTAGAACGCTTTGATGCATGTTTGATCCTCTTCTTATGTTTTGCAATTGCTTGTTGTGTTTTAACTTGTTTGCCGGTACGTCGTGTATGGCGTTGAGCAAGTGCGCTCGTTGGATGAGCTTCAGATATCTTACTAAGGACTTCGTTGAATCCGCCATCTGTTTTTATACCGCCGACTCCAGAAACAATAGCAGGTGCAGTAGGAACTTGTATCACATCAGGATTGTTCTTCAAATATTCTTCTCTCTCTGACATGGAGAGAAACTCTTCATATGTCTCGTCTGTTTTTGTATTCTTAAAAATATATATTGGCATTAATTATATATAACCTACGACCTCATTCCGGGATCAAATTTTTCATAATACATACCGGTTACATTGTTACTGTTAATAGTATGTATTTTATTTTGATCTCTAGGAAGTACAAATTTAAAGTTTATATTAGGATTTTTTTGAGCAATATATGTCATATACAGACTTCTATTGATGTTGTCATTATAACTTGCTCTCGTTTCAGGACCATAACCATTGGATCCATCATACAAATTTTGAACACTGAATGCTGGGTCATCTAAAATAAAATCAAATCCAAACATATACAATGTTGTAAAACCCATCTTGATAGCTTCTAGCATGGCATTCATTCCAGCGTTACTTCTTGGTCTAGCTGGATTACATTCTTGTGGTTCAAATTGTTCAAAGTAAGGTGGTACTATAAATCTTTCTTTTGGAAAGTCACTATTCCTTATCTCTTCAATTAATAAAGGATCTATAGCAACTAAGTAATCAGGTAAAATATAATCAGGTTTAAAATCTCTATACAAGGCATTACAACCAAATGTACAACCCTGCCCTACAAGTCTTTGAAGATCTAATTGTTCTCTTGATTTACCATTACCAATAATGAATGCTGGTTCATATTGTTGGCCTGTATATTCATGTTTTAAATTATTCATGACCCCACATATTAATATCACACCAACTGTCTATCTCTATACAATCTAATATTTTTTTCTTTGCTTCCGGAATAGAACGAGCCATAACTTCAGCTGTACCAAAATTATTTTCAAATGTCCAATGAATATCTTTACTGGATCCTTCCATAGATATCTCATCAGGAATAATGAAACTTAGGATCCACTTTTTCTTTTCTGGAAATTTTACTACTTCACCCATTAGAAATCTGATGTTAAACCTTTCTTTTCCCAATCACCATAACGTGTTGGTTCTAGTCCTTTTGGACCACCTATTTCTTTTTCTTTCTTTTTCTTCTTTTTGAATATGCGATCATATCCTTCAGCATACTCTTTTGTTATAGGTCTTGTTTTACCATCCCAATATGTCACTTATACCTCTTTGCTATTTTTTTATTTAACTTAACTTCTAATTTTTTAGCCTTTTTATTCTTACCCTTTGAATATAGTTTAAGAATTTTAAGCCATAACTTTTTAAATCCTTCATAGATATACTTTACCATGTTTTCTTAACCTGACATTGACATTTTTCATCCCAACCAAATTTGAGACTACTGCACCCGCTTAGCAGGATTAGGCATATAATGATTATACTCTTCTTCAACATCTCCACTCAATGCTATAAAAACTATTAATAAAAATTCAATTATAAGTGCTACACATAGCAACTTTAAACTGAACCACATAAACTTATCCAGTGACATATAATATCACAAACATTGCTACCAACAATAATGCTGCTATTCTATCTTTATCCATTATCTAAAGTTCCCCGCTATGTCTGGAAATGCTTTTTTAGCAACATGACGAGACATACCTGGATAAGGTATCTCACCTTTGCGAATAGCTAAGACTAATTTTGCATCATCAACATCTAAAGTCTCTAACCATTCAATAAAATTCATTTCTCTTTTCATTTTGCTCATTTTTGGATACCCACCACCTTCAACATATATCCTTAAACGGTTATAAGTTGACTTCAAAACATTCTGTAAGTCTTGTTCTGGTGTGGTTGCTTTGTAAGGTGGGTCAGTATCTGGTATCAACCACTTAATTTCTTTGGCATAAGTAAAATATATAACAGCTTTGAGAGCTTTGGTTTCATTATCTTTTAGATACTTAGCTCTTGCTGCTACATCTTTAAAGGTTCCAGCCTTCTTTAGCACTTCTGCTACGCTCAGGTTCATTAAAAATCTCCTATGTGTTCTGTTAAATTACGTAATTTATTCTTTATAAAATAGTTAAGAAGTTTATCTCTTTGATTATACTCGTACTCTTTGTACTGGTCAACAATTTTTTGCTTAATATCTACAGGAATATGCGCTAAATCTACTAATTGTTCGTTTCTTTTGTACCCTCTAAGCATTTTTTCATTGCAAAACTCATATGGATCCAACCCAACCCATGCTTTTAGCTTGGTAGATAGTACTTTTTTGCTTCTTTTGTCGGTAACAAACGTATCATCATCCGATAAAAAGTTAGGAATACCGTCTCCGCGGTCACCTTTCATGATATGTTCACGTAAATATCCGTTTGGATCCTTACTAACTAACATTTTTTTTTGTGTTGGAGAGAATTGTTCGACATTAAAGTACTTTTGTAGCTGCAAAAAGTCTTTATCACTGGAAATAATCATAATTTTTTCATCTCTGTAGTGGTTTTTAGCCAATGTACCTATAATATCATCAGCTTCTGCTTGGTCAACTCTTATAACACTGTATGGAAAATGGTTAACCAGGTCATCTGTTAGAGAATTTATTACTTCAAAGATACCATTCCAATCAACTGGATGCTTTTCTCTGTTAGCTTTTCTGTTTGCTTTATAAAAAGGGAACACATCTTTACGCCAAGACTTCTTACTATCGCAGCATATTACTAATTCACCATACCTATAATTAAATTTCTTTCTATAAAATAGTAAAGTAGACAAAATCATATGCTTAACAAGTAAAGGTTCAATCTTTTTTATAGATTTAACTTCTTGAAGTATGTTAGCTATGCAAACTTGATTTAGGTCGATAAGGATCATACCTTATTCTACATTGGAATGACTTTAAAGTCAACTAATAATTCTAATGTGTGTAATATAACTTCTATTATAAGAAGGATTAATATAATTTTAACTACTGGTGTATAATATGTAAAGTTCATTTTAAATTTTTGCCTTTAAATAATTTGTTACAATACTGACATCTTACATCTCCTCCTGTAAGATCCAAATACACTAATGGATGTTTTTGCATTTCATCTGGACCACCATCACATACTGCAGTATATTCTGTTTCTTCATTCATATCAGGTTATCTTCTTCTATGTCTTCTGCTAATTGGTCTTCTTGTTCTTGTGTTAAGTATTCTGAAGTAACATCTATACCACAATACTTAGCAACATCTTTTTCAACTGTATTTTGTATTGGGTGTGTTACGCCTACGTTACGAAGTAAACAACTCTTCAGAGTTTCAATAGTATACGCATAATCTTTTATAAAGTCATCATCATCAACATTGAATCCGTGCATTGCTAGTTTATTGAATACAGATGAGCTATAATGGTTAGCAACATCATCTACATACGCAACTTTATTGTTCAGTAGCTCTGCAT